ATCTTCTAGTTTCCCATGTTTTATTATTTTTCGTTCTATGTATAATCCTGCTGCCTTGCCTCGGTTTGTTTCTGCGTTTACTGCAGAGGAAAAGCTACCCTTCTTTAAAGCGAGCTCTTTTATGCGAGCAAGCTCGGCAACGTGACCTTCGTAATTAACTTCAAATTTCCTAAGTCTTTCTTCCTTTAGTTTGCCTACGTATTGTACTACCAGAGGGCTGAGTCTAGGGTTTAATAGTTCGGATCCTTCTTGTCTAGCCCGGTTAGCACTATAGCCTGCTGCGGTTGCCGCTTCAGCTTGAGTCATAGGTCCATTTACTCCACCAAATACTACAAACTCGGCGAATCTCATTTGCATTTCTGTTAATCTTTTTGGAACTCCCATATTGACATTTTAAGGTAACATTGCTATAATGTCAACCATGACAGAAGAAAAGAAAAAAGAAGAAGAAGGGGAAGAACAGGATAATCCCACTCTTTGGGATATTGCTAAAGAGTATAAGATTAGTTATGCGGATGCTGTGCCCATTCAGGAAGAAATGCGTTTAAAGAGAGATGCCTTGAAGGCTGCGTGTACTCTGGGGGAGATGCGAAAAGACAGAACTCCATTAGAACAGATGAAGAAGAGAGCTGAAGAAGCTGAGGGAGAGTTGAGTATTATGAAAGGAATCGAAACGAATCGAGTTAAGGAAGCTCAAGCTAGATGTGACCATTTACAAAATGAGTTGGACAGAGTTAAGAAAGATAATAATGATTTATTTAATAGGATTGCTGAACTGACAGAGGTAGAAGAATCTCATCGAAAACTTAACGGAAAATTACAAGAAAGATTGACAGAGGTAGAAGAAGATAATAAGAAGCTGTCTCATCAGATAGAAGATAAAATTAATCAACTAAGAAGATCAGGACTGTAATGTATGTTAAACATCTCCAAGAATATTTAGAAAAGTTTACTGCTGGACCCGGTGGCTCAAGGGGAAATTCGGTGAGTCATGCTAAAATATATATTGAACGTAATGGATACTTAGAAGAGATTAAAAGAATTGAAGTGCATGAGTCCCCTGCTAATCTAATGAATCCTTTAGATTCATCGATGAGAGTTATACTTAAACCACAACGTGAAGAGAAATTAATATTGCCCCCAGGGTATGTTAGAGACCACTAGGTTACCCTTAAAATGAGATGGCACCCGAGCGAAAATTATACAAGAATCTTAAAAAAAATACACCCTCCATCATCTGGAATCGTGTTGAAAACCTTAGCTTACTTGGCATGCCTGATCTATTGGGGTATAATAATAATCAACACTTTTTTACTGTTGAATTAAAAGTCGCCAAAGGTGATAAGGTCCGATTTTCTCCACATCAAATTGCCTTCCATATACAACATCCTAAGAATACTTTTATTCTTATTGAAGCCCTCGGTCAGAGATGCTTCAAACTTTTTCCAGGATCCGAGATCCGTGGACTAAGTACCGAGGGCCACCTCTACGGTTGGCCGCTTGCGGACTCATGGAAAGAAATTCAAAAAATTTTTAACGAACTAAACTGAACCGTGGTTCGTGGCTCTTGTGTCAATGTGGCATAGTGTCGCACCACTAGATCTTGTGTCAATGTGACATAATGTCCTGCGACAATTTGTCGCACGCTCCGCGTGCTTGAAGCTTGTGGCTTGGCGCTTGGAGCTTTCCTTGCTTGGCGCTTGAAGCTTGGTGCTTGGGGCTTCCCCCGCTTGGCGCTTGGAGCTTTCTACTTCTACTATACTACCATTTCCAAAAAATTCTAAAACGTTAATCCTGGTCATCATCTGGGTCTCCGGTTTGGTCTGTTTCGCCAGGTCCACAAGTAATGCAAAGTCTATCATTGTACCATTCATCCGGTTTGGGTCTGCGATGACATCTAAAACAATATGTGATTTTCATAGTAAGGTCCATGGGCCGGCTGCGCCGGCCCACGATAGGTGTTATGCTATTGATTCTCCTTTATCGTTGTACAGTTTGCCCTTTATCGTTGTACAGTTTGCAATCATCCACGTCGATCGTGTAATGACCGTTGTCCGAGTTGTCTCCGTCCTTCCCATCCTTACCCAGGTACATACTATGCGTCATCCAAGTATCGTGCTTCTTGATACCTTTCTTATCCTTCGTAAGGCCCAGGCTATATTGGTCCCACTTCTCTCGTGCTAATGCGCCTATCAGCTGCACCATCAAGTTACGTGGCTCCAGGCGCGTGAATGGATCAGATCCAATTGACTTGATTGTCTTGATATCTGCTTTAACCTTCTTAAACCATCTGAAGGCTACTTTAGGGAGCTCAGTGCCGCCCCAATGATGGAAGAGCGCCGGGGATTCTTCGAGATGTGTCTTCTTCTCTGTAGGTCCACCGTACGTTTCTTCTTTTTTTCGAAATGATACGCTTACTCTATCACCCATATGTTTCTCCTTTTGTTAATCTTGTCCACTATTATATAGGATCATGATCCAATTGTCAATGGCCAAATTGACGCACCACTAGATCTTGTGTCAATGCGACATAGTGTCGCACGCTTCGCGTGCGCTTGTTGCTTGGCGCTTGTTGCTTGCGGCTTGGGGCTTGGGGCCTGGACCTTCACGAAGGTAAATAAGAGAAGATCCAGACATTAGTGCTTCGGGTATGTGACATTGGAAACTTTCCTGTCCCAGCAGGCTCTACAGGTCCCGCATTGATTGCCCTGAGACTGAGCCGGACAGCTGTGGAAGCCCTTGTCGACGACCGTTGACCAATGCGTCCAGGCCTGGCCGGGCGCTGTGTTATTCTTTGCATTCGATAATCTTATTACTAAGTTCTTAGGATATGAGCCGAGCGGCAGGTACTTGCGCTCCTGAGTCGGCAGCCAGTGCATCGTTTCTGGAGTATTAGTACAAACTTCAAAAATTTTTTTAAGATGGTCCACGCTCTGGATATCACCTGAGTCATGCCAGCGGAAATGTTTCTTGCCCTTCACCAGCACAGTCATGGCCTCGGTCCAGCGCGGGTGCATTAAACTCTTCAGGCGCCTTCGCAAAGCTTGTTGAACATTGCTGAAGTTATAACGACCTTTGAGTGCATAGCATCCATGGCATGGGGTCCCTGGTACTTGAGCTAGCTTCTGGCCAGTCTGGCAGGCGCTGGCTGGCAGGTTATATGAGCCCTCAGGCATTTTGCCTGGCTTACTCAGGCCTCCGGTTATCTTTCTTGCTTCTTTCTTTAACATATCCACTATTATATAGGATACATGCTCCATTGTCAATCACCAAATTGTCGCACCCCAACATCTTGTGTCAATGTGACATATTGTCGCACGCGCTTGAGGCTTGGCGCTTGAGGCTTGGCGCTTGTAGCTTTTCTTTTATTTTTATTTTTAGGGCCAAGTAGGACGTGGCTAGCACGCCCATAACCAGTTAACAGTGACCGCTGCCTGGGGCGTTATCGGTTCCGCCTTGCATTTGTTAACCAGGAACTTGACCCCAGATCCACCCGTGGACTCGGCTTTCATATAGCCTGGGGATTATTCGGGTTTCCCCCATATTTTATTTTCCTTGGATCAGGGCTCAAGTTTGGCCAAGATTTATTCTGTCCACCTAGTTAACTAGTAGCTTTGCGCAGGATCAGACACTTGACCCCAGATCCAACTAACATCACGCGCGATTATTCCTGACTAGTCAATTGGATCAGGGCTCAAGGGCGCGTTTCATAAATTCAATAAATTGATTTATCACCACGCGCCAATTGGCCAAATGGAAATTAAGCCGAAGCTTCTTCCAAATCTTTTTTCACCTGAGACTGCATATCGTTTTGGTATTCTATATACTCATCCTCAGGCTTGAATGGTTTTATGTCTTCTATTTCTTTTTCCATATTCCCTTATTATATAGGAGAAATGAGGCAACATTATGGCAAAAGAGAAACTGCGACAATTTGTCCAATGTCAAGAGGATAAAGTGTCGTGCGACAATATGTCGCACCCTGCGACAATTTGGTCATTGACTTTTAAAGTCATATCCTATATAATAGAGGACAATACAAACAACAATAGGTGTAATATGGCTAAAGACGAAAGACTAAAGTTATACGAAAGAGACCACTTTGATGAAAAGGTTGATAAGAAACTAGAACCTGTCATTGAAGTTGAGGAACTTCGTATCAAGGCAACTGTTCAAACTATCTTGAACAAAGGTACAAAGACATTTGCCAAGAACATAGGGGCGGATAAAGTAATAAATGCGTTGCAAGATGCTGAAGATAGATTAAAAAAAGCATCACGTAATGCGTATATTTTCTTTGACCAAAGTGCCAGAAAACAAGTCGCTTGGTCTAAATTGAAAGAGTACAAGTTTGATAGAGATGAGAAAGATAAAATTTCTGTCAAAGACTGTGAAGAACAGTTAGAGAAGTGGGCAGAAGCTCAAGCTAAACAACTCGCTGAAAAAACTCCACAAGGACAACGATTGGCGTTTCTCAAGGCAGTTAAAGAACGTATGAAAGACATGGTTAAGGAAGCATCAATACCATCAGAACTGAAAGAACAGTTATCAGGATTGATGAAGTTAGCAGGGGTAAGTTGGGATACTAAACTTCCAGCTCTACCACCACCAAAGAGTAAGTAATTAGATAGTGCGACAATTTGGCACTTGACTTTTCCCCCCTTATCCTATATAATGGGGGAAAATAAAGAAATAAAAAGTTAGGAATAAATTATGAATATGCGTCCTAACTTACATAAATTACCTCGTGACGATTGTTGTTCGTCATAGATGGATACTATCTCTCTCGCTGGGTGAAAGAAATCACACAGCAAAAGTGATAAGCCACATCAGAGTATTCGCCAAAACTTTGGGATTGATACTCCAAAGTTGGAAAACATACTGGGGCAACAGTGCCTTCAAGTGAGTACAACGCTTACATAGGTGGTTAAGAGCTGGGTATCAAATATGAATTAAACTCATATTTTGCTAAAAAACCAGTTTTTTTCAGTAGCAGTCTTTGTAGTTTAAAATACAAAGCGTCAGGGTCTTTGGCTCTGGTGAGAAACCTACTGGCGAGTGAGATAGTATTGAGCTTGGTGCTTGGAGCTTCTAGTATAATATAAATATATCATTTCAACCTGTGGTTGTATCAACCACAGGTTGTATGACAAAAAGCCCAGCGATTTTAATCGCTGGGCTTTTTTCTTTTTTATTCTTTTAATTTTTTAATTTCTTCCGCAAGTTTGTTGATGTTATTTGCGTTTGTATTTACTTTCTCAACAACAACTCGAAGTAAGTCTAATAATTTATCAGTAGTTGTTTGATTCATTTATATACTTTCCATGTATAAATTTTATTATTAATATATATAAAAACCGCCTTATACATTGTGGTAGCTGTTCTATATTGGTTTTTTTCTACGTCAAAAAATCTGACGTATGGAGATGTTTTTTTAGTTTTTGGTTCTTTACAAAAAAAACAATCACTATCCCATTTTGCAAAACGTGTATCGGATTGAAGTTGACCTTCATCAACGTCATAATTTTTGTTTTGCGGATAGAATGTGATTTTAAAACTATCACCATTTTTTATTACTTCTTCTATTTCGTTTTTCATACCAGCATTATACTAAAAATTTAAGGTTTTTTGAAGGCGCAAAATGTCGCACCTTCTCAACTTCAGGTTGCATCGCCCTGCGACAATTTGTCAATATACAAACCTGTTCAAATTTCGTATAATTACACTATGAAAAAAACAAAAGTAACAGACATAGTATACAAACCATTCGCTGAACAAATTATTAAGCTGATGGAAGTTCAGATCAAAAACCCTAAAAAAAGATGGGACGCTCCATTTAATAATTTAAATAGCCGTCCAACAAATGCAAAAACAAAAAATGTTTATAGGGGTATTAATGCAATGATGACTACATTTGATACTTATTTTAGTAAGTACAAATACTGTCTTTATGCTACAAAAAAACAATGGGCAAGTTTAGGCAATGCTCCAAAAGCTGGAGAAAAGCCACTACCCATAATTTTTTATAAGCCATTAATGCAAGAGTCTAAAGTTGATCCAACAATGAAAGTCCAAGCTGGAGCGCTTTTACTTTATTCTAAGGGTTATAACTTTGCGCAAACTGAAGGGGATTATACACCACCAGTTTTTAAAACTGGTAAACAATATTCTATTAATGCAATAGATCAGTTTGTGAAATCAACTAAGGTTGAAATTAAACACAAAGAAGAAGGACGTTGTTTTTATAGTCCAATTGGAGATTATATTAACATGACTTCTAAGATTAATTTCAAAGACACAAAAGAGGCTGATGCAACTGTTCATTATTATTCTGTATTGTTTCATGAACTAACACATTCAACTGGACATGAATCAAGAACAGGACGAATCAAAAAGAATAACGACAAATTCGGTGTTCGTAATGAATATGCATTTGAAGAATTAGTCGCTGAACTTGGATCAGTTTTATTTGGTCAACAATTTAATATTGAAAAAACAATTAGAGGAAATCATATTCAGTATTTAAATAGTTGGATCAAAGCATTAAAGACAGATTATACTTTGATAGCTGATGCATCAGCACAAGCACAAAAAGCTGTAGACTTTTTTGCTGTCAAGTAGACACAGTGTCGCAGCCCCCCTTCGGGGGGCTGTCAAGTAAATAGTTGTCAATGCGACAATATGTCGCAGCCCGCGCTGCGCGCGGCTTTTTCTGTCACATGTGACAGAAAAAGCCGCGCGCAGCGCGGGCTGCGACATATTGTCGCATTGACAACTATTTACTTGACAGCCCCCCGAAGGGGGGCTGCGACACTGTGTCTACTTGACAGCAAAAAAGTCTACAGCTTTTTGTGCTTGTGCTGATGCATCAGCTATCAAAGTATAATCTGTCTTTAATGCTTTGATCCAACTATTTAAATACTGAATATGATTTCCTCTAATTGTTTTTTCAATATTAAATTGTTGACCAAATAAAACTGATCCAAGTTCAGCGACTAATTCTTCAAATGCATATTCATTACGAACACCGAATTTGTCGTTATTCTTTTTGATTCGTCCTGTTCTTGATTCATGTCCAGTTGAATGTGTTAGTTCATGAAACAATACAGAATAATAATGAACAGTTGCATCAGCCTCTTTTGTGTCTTTGAAATTAATCTTAGAAGTCATGTTAATATAATCTCCAATTGGACTATAAAAACAACGTCCTTCTTCTTTGTGTTTAATTTCAACCTTAGTTGATTTCACAAACTGATCTATTGCATTAATAGAATATTGTTTACCAGTTTTAAAAACTGGTGGTGTATAATCCCCTTCAGTTTGCGCAAAGTTATAACCCTTAGAATAAAGTAAAAGCGCTCCAGCTTGGACTTTCATTGTTGGATCAACTTTAGACTCTTGCATTAATGGCTTATAAAAAATTATGGGTAGTGGCTTTTCTCCAGCTTTTGGAGCATTGCCTAAACTTGCCCATTGTTTTTTTGTAGCATAAAGACAGTATTTGTACTTACTAAAATAAGTATCAAATGTAGTCATCATTGCATTAATACCCCTATAAACATTTTTTGTTTTTGCATTTGTTGGACGGCTATTTAAATTATTAAATGGAGCGTCCCATCTTTTTTTAGGGTTTTTGATCTGAACTTCCATCAGCTTAATAATTTGTTCAGCGAATGGTTTGTATACTATGTCTGTTACTTTTGTTTTTTTCATAGTGTAATTATACGAAATTTGAACAGGTTTGTATATTGACAAATTGTCGCAGGGCGATGCAACCTGAAGTTGAGAAGGTGCGACATTTTGCGCCTTCAAAAAACCTTAAATTTTTAGTATAATGCTGGTATGAAAAACGAAATAGAAGAAGTAATAAAAAATGGTGATAGTTTTAAAATCACATTCTATCCGCAAAACAAAAATTATGACGTTGATGAAGGTCAACTTCAATCCGATACACGTTTTGCAAAATGGGATAGTGATTGTTTTTTTTGTAAAGAACCAAAAACTAAAAAAACATCTCCATACGTCAGATTTTTTGACGTAGAAAAAAACCAATATAGAACAGCTACCACAATGTATAAGGCGGTTTTTATATATATTAATAATAAAATTTATACATGGAAAGTATATAAATGAATCAAACAACTACTGATAAATTATTAGACTTACTTCGAGTTGTTGTTGAGAAAGTAAATACAAACGCAAATAACATCAACAAACTTGCGGAAGAAATTAAAAAATTAAAAGAATAAAAAAGAAAAAAGCCCAGCGATTAAAATCGCTGGGCTTTTTGTCATACAACCTGTGGTTGATACAACCACAGGTTGAAATGATATATTTATATTATACTAGAAGCTCCAAGCACCAAGCTCAATACTATCTCACTCGCCAGTAGGTTTCTCACCAGAGCCAAAGACCCTGACGCTTTGTATTTTAAACTACAAAGACTGCTACTGAAAAAAACTGGTTTTTTAGCAAAATATGAGTTTAATTCATATTTGATACCCAGCTCTTAACCACCTATGTAAGCGTTGTACTCACTTGAAGGCACTGTTGCCCCAGTATGTTTTCCAACTTTGGAGTATCAATCCCAAAGTTTTGGCGAATACTCTGATGTGGCTTATCACTTTTGCTGTGTGATTTCTTTCACCCAGCGAGAGAGATAGTATCCATCTATGACGAACAACAATCGTCACGAGGTAATTTATGTAAGTTAGGACGCATATTCATAATTTATTCCTAACTTTTTATTTCTTTATTTTCCCCCATTATATAGGATAAGGGGGGAAAAGTCAAGTGCCAAATTGTCGCACTATCTAATTACTTACTCTTTGGTGGTGGTAGAGCTGGAAGTTTAGTATCCCAACTTACCCCTGCTAACTTCATCAATCCTGATAACTGTTCTTTCAGTTCTGATGGTATTGATGCTTCCTTAACCATGTCTTTCATACGTTCTTTAACTGCCTTGAGAAACGCCAATCGTTGTCCTTGTGGAGTTTTTTCAGCGAGTTGTTTAGCTTGAGCTTCTGCCCACTTCTCTAACTGTTCTTCACAGTCTTTGACAGAAATTTTATCTTTCTCATCTCTATCAAACTTGTACTCTTTCAATTTAGACCAAGCGACTTGTTTTCTGGCACTTTGGTCAAAGAAAATATACGCATTACGTGATGCTTTTTTTAATCTATCTTCAGCATCTTGCAACGCATTTATTACTTTATCCGCCCCTATGTTCTTGGCAAATGTCTTTGTACCTTTGTTCAAGATAGTTTGAACAGTTGCCTTGATACGAAGTTCCTCAACTTCAATGACAGGTTCTAGTTTCTTATCAACCTTTTCATCAAAGTGGTCTCTTTCGTATAACTTTAGTCTTTCGTCTTTAGCCATATTACACCTATTGTTGTTTGTATTGTCCTCTATTATATAGGATATGACTTTAAAAGTCAATGACCAAATTGTCGCAGGGTGCGACATATTGTCGCACGACACTTTATCCTCTTGACATTGGACAAATTGTCGCAGTTTCTCTTTTGCCATAATGTTGCCTCATTTCTCCTATATAATAAGGGAATATGGAAAAAGAAATAGAAGACATAAAACCATTCAAGCCTGAGGATGAGTATATAGAATACCAAAACGATATGCAGTCTCAGGTGAAAAAAGATTTGGAAGAAGCTTCGGCTTAATTTCCATTTGGCCAATTGGCGCGTGGTGATAAATCAATTTATTGAATTTATGAAACGCGCCCTTGAGCCCTGATCCAATTGACTAGTCAGGAATAATCGCGCGTGATGTTAGTTGGATCTGGGGTCAAGTGTCTGATCCTGCGCAAAGCTACTAGTTAACTAGGTGGACAGAATAAATCTTGGCCAAACTTGAGCCCTGATCCAAGGAAAATAAAATATGGGGGAAACCCGAATAATCCCCAGGCTATATGAAAGCCGAGTCCACGGGTGGATCTGGGGTCAAGTTCCTGGTTAACAAATGCAAGGCGGAACCGATAACGCCCCAGGCAGCGGTCACTGTTAACTGGTTATGGGCGTGCTAGCCACGTCCTACTTGGCCCTAAAAATAAAAATAAAAGAAAAGCTACAAGCGCCAAGCCTCAAGCGCCAAGCCTCAAGCGCGTGCGACAATATGTCACATTGACACAAGATGTTGGGGTGCGACAATTTGGTGATTGACAATGGAGCATGTATCCTATATAATAGTGGATATGTTAAAGAAAGAAGCAAGAAAGATAACCGGAGGCCTGAGTAAGCCAGGCAAAATGCCTGAGGGCTCATATAACCTGCCAGCCAGCGCCTGCCAGACTGGCCAGAAGCTAGCTCAAGTACCAGGGACCCCATGCCATGGATGCTATGCACTCAAAGGTCGTTATAACTTCAGCAATGTTCAACAAGCTTTGCGAAGGCGCCTGAAGAGTTTAATGCACCCGCGCTGGACCGAGGCCATGACTGTGCTGGTGAAGGGCAAGAAACATTTCCGCTGGCATGACTCAGGTGATATCCAGAGCGTGGACCATCTTAAAAAAATTTTTGAAGTTTGTACTAATACTCCAGAAACGATGCACTGGCTGCCGACTCAGGAGCGCAAGTACCTGCCGCTCGGCTCATATCCTAAGAACTTAGTAATAAGATTATCGAATGCAAAGAATAACACAGCGCCCGGCCAGGCCTGGACGCATTGGTCAACGGTCGTCGACAAGGGCTTCCACAGCTGTCCGGCTCAGTCTCAGGGCAATCAATGCGGGACCTGTAGAGCCTGCTGGGACAGGAAAGTTTCCAATGTCACATACCCGAAGCACTAATGTCTGGATCTTCTCTTATTTACCTTCGTGAAGGTCCAGGCCCCAAGCCCCAAGCCGCAAGCAACAAGCGCCAAGCAACAAGCGCACGCGAAGCGTGCGACACTATGTCGCATTGACACAAGATCTAGTGGTGCGTCAATTTGGCCATTGACAATTGGATCATGATCCTATATAATAGTGGACAAGATTAACAAAAGGAGAAACATATGGGTGATAGAGTAAGCGTATCATTTCGAAAAAAAGAAGAAACGTACGGTGGACCTACAGAGAAGAAGACACATCTCGAAGAATCCCCGGCGCTCTTCCATCATTGGGGCGGCACTGAGCTCCCTAAAGTAGCCTTCAGATGGTTTAAGAAGGTTAAAGCAGATATCAAGACAATCAAGTCAATTGGATCTGATCCATTCACGCGCCTGGAGCCACGTAACTTGATGGTGCAGCTGATAGGCGCATTAGCACGAGAGAAGTGGGACCAATATAGCCTGGGCCTTACGAAGGATAAGAAAGGTATCAAGAAGCACGATACTTGGATGACGCATAGTATGTACCTGGGTAAGGATGGGAAGGACGGAGACAACTCGGACAACGGTCATTACACGATCGACGTGGATGATTGCAAACTGTACAACGATAAAGGGCAAACTGTACAACGATAAAGGAGAATCAATAGCATAACACCTATCGTGGGCCGGCGCAGCCGGCCCATGGACCTTACTATGAAAATCACATATTGTTTTAGATGTCATCGCAGACCCAAACCGGATGAATGGTACAATGATAGACTTTGCATTACTTGTGGACCTGGCGAAACAGACCAAACCGGAGACCCAGATGATGACCAGGATTAACGTTTTAGAATTTTTTGGAAATGGTAGTATAGTAGAAGTAGAAAGCTCCAAGCGCCAAGCGGGGGAAGCCCCAAGCACCAAGCTTCAAGCGCCAAGCAAGGAAAGCTCCAAGCGCCAAGCCACAAGCTTCAAGCACGCGGAGCGTGCGACAAATTGTCGCAGGACATTATGTCACATTGACACAAGATCTAGTGGTGCGACACTATGCCACATTGACACAAGAGCCACGAACCACGGTTCAGTTTAGTTCGTTAAAAATTTTTTGAATTTCTTTCCATGAGTCCGCAAGCGGCCAACCGTAGAGGTGGCCCTCGGTACTTAGTCCACGGATCTCGGATCCTGGAAAAAGTTTGAAGCATCTCTGACCGAGGGCTTCAATAAGAATAAAAGTATTCTTAGGATGTTGTATATGGAAGGCAATTTGATGTGGAGAAAATCGGACCTTATCACCTTTGGCGACTTTTAATTCAACAGTAAAAAAGTGTTGATTATTATTATACCCCAATAGATCAGGCATGCCAAGTAAGCTAAGGTTTTCAACACGATTCCAGATGATGGAGGGTGTATTTTTTTTAAGATTCTTGTATAATTTTCGCTCGGGTGCCATCTCATTTTAAGGGTAACCTAGTGGTCTCTAACATACCCTGGGGGCAATATTAATTTCTCTTCACGTTGTGGTTTAAGTATAACTCTCATCGATGAATCTAAAGGATTCATTAGATTAGCAGGGGACTCATGCACTTCAATTCTTTTAATCTCTTCTAAGTATCCATTACGTTCAATATATATTTTAGCATGACTCACCGAATTTCCCCTTGAGCCACCGGGTCCAGCAGTAAACTTTTCTAAATATTCTTGGAGATGTTTAACATACATTACAGTCCTGATCTTCTTAGTTGATTAATTTTATCTTCTATCTGATGAGACAGCTTCTTATTATCTTCTTCTACCTCTGTCAATCTTTCTTGTAATTTTCCGTTAAGTTTTCGATGAGATTCTTCTACCTCTGTCAGTTCAGCAATCCTATTAAATAAATCATTATTATCTTTCTTAACTCTGTCCAACTCATTTTGTAAATGGTCACATCTAGCTTGAGCTTCCTTAACTCGATTCGTTTCGATTCCTTTCATAATACTCAACTCTCCCTCAGCTTCTTCAGCTCTCTTCTTCATCTGTTCTAATGGAGTTCTGTCTTTTCGCATCTCCCCCAGAGTACACGCAGCCTTCAAGGCATCTCTCTTTAAACGCATTTCTTCCTGAATGGGCACAGCATCCGCATAACTAATCTTATACTCTTTAGCAATATCCCAAAGAGTGGGATTATCCTGTTCTTCCCCTTCTTCTTCTTTTTTCTTTTCTTCTGTCATGGTTGACATTATAGCAATGTTACCTTAAAATGTCAATATGGGAGTTCCAAAAAGATTAACAGAAATGCAAATGAGATTCGCCGAGTTTGTAGTATTTGGTGGAGTAAATGGACCTATGACTCAAGCTGAAGCGGCAACCGCAGCAGGCTATAGTGCTAACCGGGCTAGACAAGAAGGATCCGAACTATTAAACCCTAGACTCAGCCCTCTGGTAGTACAATACGTAGGCAAACTAAAGGAAGAAAGACTTAGGAAATTTGAAGTTAATTACGAAGGTCACGTTGCCGAGCTTGCTCGCATAAAAGAGCTCGCTTTAAAGAAGGGTAGCTTTTCCTCTGCAGTAAACGCAGAAACAAACCGAGGCAAGGCAGCAGGATTATACATAGAACGAAAAATAATAAAACATGGGAAACTAGAAGAT